TCATCGAGAGCTCGCCGCTCGCTGACATGGCGACTTTCCGCCGGCAGTCGGGGCACGAGGCGATCCTGTTTGAGAACGGTTCGCGGCTGGGGCTGCTGGCGTCCAGTGAGAAGGCCGGGCACGGCTCGACGCTCGATATGGCTGTGCTCGATGAGGCGTGGGCGTACCAGGATCACCGGCTTGAGCAGGCGGCGGTCCCGGCGATGGCGACCCGCCGCGACGCGCAGCTCGTGGTCGTCTCGACCGCGGGCACGGAGGCACGATCACCGTTCTTGTGGGCGAAGGTGCAGGCGGGCCGGCAGGCGGTGGAAGCCGGGCTGACGGATGCGCTGGCCTACCTGGAGTGGAGCGCGCCGGCTGACGTGGAGCCCGGGGATTCGGAGACGTGGCGGCGGGCGATCCCTGCGCTCGGCCGCACGATCAGCGAGGACACCGTCCGGGGTGCTTTCCAGGGGATGCCCCGCCACGAGTTCGAGCGGAGCTTCCTGAACCGCTGGACGACCGCGATGGGCGACCCGCTGATCGACCTCGCGCACTGGGAGTCCCTCGCGGCCCCTGCTGCTCCGCGGCCGGAGTGGGTTGTCCTCGGCGTTGACGTGGCGCCGCAGGGGAAGTCCGCGGCGATCGTCGCGTGCGGCGAGGATGGCGACGTTCTGCGCCTGGCGGTGCTGGAGCACGGCCCGAAAGCGGACTGGCTACTGGACGCGCTGGAGAGGATCGTCGGCGAACTCGGCTCCCCGCATGTCGTTGTGGACGGCAAGGCGTGTGCGCACCTGATGCCCGAGCTGCAACGCATCACGGACTTCAAGGTGATCGAGCTGGGCACGCGCGAGTTTCCAACGGGCTGCGAGTTCTTCTTGAAGCTCGCCCTGGAGGGCAAGCTACGACACCGTGGTGAGCGGGAGCTGCTGATCGCGCTTGACGGCGCGGGACAGCGCACACTCGGCGATGGCTGGGCGTGGTCGCGTCGTCACAGCGGCGCGGACATAGCGCCCTTGGTCGCGGCGACGCTCGGCGTCAGCTTCTGGCTCGGCTCGTGGGGGTCCTTGTCGTGAGTGTGTACGACAGGAAATGGCGCAAGGTGAGGGCTCGGGTGCTGCAGGGTTCGCAGGTGTGCTGGATTTGCGGCAAGGCGCTGGACTTTGACGCGCCGGCCCGCTCGCCTCAGAGCCCGAGCGTGGATCACATCTTCCCTATCAAGGCGATGCGCGCGATGGATGAGCGGACGCGGGACGAGCTGCGGCTGGACGTGTCGCATCTTCGCCCCGTGCACGTTTCCTGTAACTCGCGGCGCGGCGCGGGACGACGCCGCCAGACTCACACATCACGGACATGGGAGTAGCTGGAATGCCCGAGATCTCCCGTCCAGCTCAGCGGTTCCTCTCCGCGATCAGGCACGGCAAGACCGAGCAGGAAGCCGCAAGCCGGGCAGGCGTGCCCCTGGCGGACGTCCGAAACTGGCAGCGAGACGAAGCGTTCGCGGTCGCATACCGACAGGCCCGCGCAGGTAAGGGCGGGCCGCGCGTCATCAACCCTCGCGATTACCTCGGCCAAGGTCAGCAGTGGGCGGCGGCACCGAGCGAGCGTGAGCAGGCCATCGCCGACGCGATAAGGGGTATCCGGTGACGATCGAGGACACCTATCGGGGGCTTGTGGGCCTTGACCGCCGGCAGCGCGAGGAAGCACGGCAGGTTTTGATGGCTTCAGCGATGGACCGTCCCGGCGCGGGCCCGGCCGTGGAGTTGATCCTCCAGACCTTGGATGCGATCGACGGCGGAGCCGACGCAATGCTCGCGGTGAAGGTGCTGGTTGATGCGCTCAGCGAGATCACGGGCGACCGGCCCACTACGGGCGTGCCATTCCGAGCGCGTCTCGATGCGCTTCTACAGACCAACGACAGGAGAACGACTGATGACCACCGATGAGCGCCTAGACCGGGCCGAGCACGCAATTGCCTGCTTGGCGACAGTGCTGACCATGAATTACCCGCTGCGTGGACCTCACGTCGCCGCAGTGCAGGAGATCGCTGCGGAGATACGCGCCGAGGACGACCTCGCAGTGGCGAGGCGTCGGCGTGAGGATCTCGAGCGCGAGCTCGCGGCCGTGGGTGGTGTCGCATGAGCACGCTCACCGGTGGGGATCTTGACCAGGCGATCGACGATCGCATCCGCGACCGGGAGGCCGCCGCGTACCTGGAGCGTCACCGCTTGCCCGACCCGGGCCTGCCGACGCCGGGCACCCCCGACCACGACAAGATGATCGCCGACGAGAGGAAACTCCGGGAACGCGTGGCCGCTGCAGAGGAGGCCGAGGCTGCGCTCCTCGCCGAGCGCCAGGCCGAGGAGGAGCGTAAGCGCATTGAGTGGGAGGCGAACGCGCCGAAGCGAGCGAAGGCACAGCAGGCATTGGTGGCGCTCGACGTGGACCTCGCACGAGTCGAGGCTGACCGCGAGAAGCTGCTGCGCCGCCGCCGCGAGGTCTACGAGGAGGCTCACCGCTGATGACAGCTACAGACAACAATGTCGCCGTGCTGCGCCGCGACCCCGAGAGGATCGCCAGGCAGATATCGGACCATCTCGGGAAGCTCTCCCGCACCGCCCTCGACACAGAGCTCGTCTACACGCCGCTGGGCAGGCACAGCTACTACCGGGATCTCATCGTCGCTGAACATCAGCGTGTCGGCGAGACGGAGGCCCGCGGACGGCTCGAGCGTCACGGTGAGCAGATGGACCTCGTGCGTGCCGCCAGAGAATCCCGCGTGTCGTATGCGGGGTTCGAGTTCAGGGTCACACCCGACAGGACGGACGGTCACGGCGGGTATTTCGCGCCGCCACTGTGGCTGAACGAGCTGTTCGCGACCGCGAACCGTCCCGGAAGGGTCCTCGCGGGCCTGATGGCACGGTTTCCGCTGCCGCCGGGTGTGTCATCGGTGAACGTGCCGCTACTGTCCACCGGAAGCGCGGTGCAGCCCGCCGTCGACGACGCTGCGGTCGTTGACAGGGACATCACCGACAGCGAGGCATCCTCGCAGGTTGTGCCGTTCGGCGGCCAGGCCGATGTCGCGCTGCAGCTCCTGGAGCAGTCGCCAGTCGGTGCGCATCTGGACTGGGCGCTGTTCCTGGATCTCAGCGAGGGCTACGACTACGACCTTGAGCAGCAGTTGCTCACGGGCACCGGCGAAGGCGTCTCGCTGACGGGTGTCACGAAGGTGTCCGGAGTTACCGCCGTCACCTACACGGACGCGAGCCCGTCTGGAAAAGCCATGTGGCCGATGCTCGCCAAGACCGCCGCCCAGGTAGGCGACGCTCGTCTACGTCCCCCGGAGTGCTGGCTGATGCGCACCGCACGGTGGGCGTGGCTCAACGGGGCGGAGGACACCGCCGAACGCCCGTTCGGACTGTCAACCCAGATCTACCTCGGCTCCGACGATGACACGCCAGACCCCATCGGGGGCCTGATGGGATGGCCCGTGTTTCTCAACGACGCCATCCCGGCCACCCAGGGCACCGGCGCGAACCAGGACCAGGTGATCTGTCAGCGCCCCCGGGACCTCATCCTGCTGGAGGGTGAACCGCAGACACTCGTGTCCCGCGAGCCGCTGTCCGGTTCTCTCGGGGTGCGGCTGCAGATGCACTGCAACGCCGCCGCGCTGACCTCGCGCCGGCCAGGCGGGATCGGCGTATTGAGTGGCTCCGGTATGACAGTCGGAGCGGGGTACTAGCGATGCCTGCGACACCGAAGCACACCACGCCGACCAACACCGGACCTTGGGACGCCGCCGTGCAGGTCAAGCGCCTGAAGACGCCGCTCTCGATCCCTGTCGGCGACAGGACGTTCGCCTGGCGCGACCCGGGTCACGACCCCACGACGAAGGCAGCCTGGAAGCTGCCGCATCACCTTGTCGACATCGTCGGTGTGCCGGGCTCCGCCTCGACGGTGGCCTGCCAGGCCGCGATTGCGGCATTGAACGGCGCACAGGGCGGCGTGGACATACCAGCGGGCGACCGCCGCCCCGTCTGGGAACACCTCGCCGGCCATCTGCACGACGCCGGTCTCACCGTCCCCGAGCTGAAATCGCACGCGCCCGGCGGAGAGCGTCACCGTGCCCGGGAGGACATGCGGGGAGTCCGTGAAACTCGCGCCGTCCCGATGGCCGGGTTCACGCTCCGCGAGGCTCCGAACGGGACCGGCGGCGCGAACCTCACGTTCGAGGGGTACGCGTCCGTGACGTGCTCGAGCATCGACGATGACAGCCACTCCTACGAGATGCAGGATCTCATAGGGCCTTACCGCGAGAGCATCATCCGCGGAGCGTTCGGAAAGACCCTCGCCGAGGGTGCCGACGTGGCGTTCCTCGTCAACCATGAAGGCGTCAGCATGGCCCGCACGAAGCCCGGGACCCTGCAGCTCAGCGAGGACAGCACGGGCCT